GCGAGCGGACCCGCGACAAGATGTCGGCCGCCCGCCGCAAGGGGAAGTGGATCGGCGGCATGCCCATCCTGGGCTACAACGTCGCCCCCGAAGGCGGCAAGCTCGTGGTCAACGAGGACGAGGCCGCCCGGGTTCGGGCCATCTTCGACCTCTACCTGGAGCACCAGGCCCTGATCCCCACGGTCCAGGAAATGGCCCGCCGCGGCTGGACAAACAAGCGGTGGCGCACCAAGCGCGGCAAGGAGCGCGGAGGGCAGCCTTTCGACAAGAACAGCCTCCTCAGGCTCCTCTCGAACGTCACCTACCGGGGCAAGGTCAGCTACCACGGCCAGATGTACGATGGCGAACAGGAGTCCATCGTGAGCGAGGACCTGTGGCGCGGCGTGCACGGGCACCTTCGCCGCAACGGCGCCAGCCGCGGCAAGCACGGCCGGAACAAGCACGGGGCGCTTCTCAAGGGCCTCCTCCAGTGCGCCCCCTGCGGCTGCGCTATGGCCCACGCGTACACGGCCAGGGGCAGCAAGCGCTACCGCTACTACGTCTGCGTCCACGCCCAGAAGCGGGGCTGGGACACGTGCCCCACGAAGTCGGTGCCCGCCGGCGAGATTGAGCGGTTCGTGGTAGACCAGATACGCGCCGTTGGCCGCGACCCCGGCCTGGTGGCCGAGACGCTGCGACACGCCCATCGTCAGCAGAAGGAGAACCTGGAACGGCTTGAGGCAGAACGGCGTGTCCTGGACCGCGAACTTGCCCGCCTGAACGACGGCATCCGCCTGGCGCTCGTCCCCGCCAGCAGGGATGAAGCCGCGAGGGGAAGACTGGCCGACCTCCAGGACGGTGTACGCAAGGGCGAGCAGCGGGCGCTGGAGATCCGCCAGGAGATGGCGGCCCTGGAACGCGACGAAGTCGATGAGGGCGACTTGGCCACAGCGCTCTCCCAGTTCGACCCGGTGTGGGATTCGCTCGCCCCGCGCGAGCAGACGCGGGTGGTACAACTGCTGGTCCAGCGCGTGGCTTACGACGGTCGGGACGGCCAGATAGCGCTCACATTCCGGCCCGCGGGCATCAAGACGCTCGCCGGCGAAGTGGCGAGCCACGAGGAGGTGGAGGCATGAACGGCAACGTACAAGAAGTCGGGTCGGGCATCACCGTAGCCTGCAAGGTGTATTTCCGACCGGGCGTTCGAGGGCGCAGGCGATTGCGCCAGGGCGAGGCCCCGGTGGTTCCGGAGGTCGAGTGCGGCCGCGTGCCACGACTGTCACGCCTGATGGCCTTGGCGATTCACTTCGACGGTCTCATCCGCAAGGGTGAGGTCCGTGACTACGCCGACCTGGCGCGGCTGGGTCACGTCACACGGGCGCGGGCGACGCAGATCATGAACCTGCTGAACCTCGCGCCCGACATCCAGGAGGACATCCTATACTTGCCGAGGACGGAGTCCGGGCGCGACCCGGTCGGCGAGCGGCAGGTGCGGCACGTGGCAGTAGAGCCAAGGTGGGGTTGGCAGCGCGAGACATGGGGGAGGGGAGAAACGAGATGAACGTGAAGTGCGCCAGCACTTCAGCGCGAAGACCGCGCACGCCAACTTGCGGCTGTGGATTCCAGAACCCAGGTAGCCTTGGGCTCATGACCCCGACACCTGGAGGAGGAACCGGAGAATCTACAGCTACGCCCTGAGCTTGCTTGACACGGACTGGGCAAGGTCGTAATAGTGGGTAGCCGTGAGGATCGTGTGAGATTTCAGGGACCACCCGGGAGATTGCTTGCTGATGGTTAGGCCTACAAGGCAATTCCTTCTTGTTGAGCCAGTGGCCAAGACGCCCTATCCTCCGCTGGGGTTGATGAAGATCGCGACTTGGCTGAAGACGCGGCACAAGGGTTGTCAAGTTCTCGATGTTGTTGGAAACGATATCCCTTCGGCTGTTTCCCGGCCCGACCGCGTTTATGTGACCTCCCTGTTCACATGGGATCTGGACAAGCTCGTGAGGACGGTCAATTTTTACGCTGATAGGTTCCCGCGGGCGAAGATTGAGATCGGTGGCATTGCGGCGTCGCTGCTACCAGACTATGTGGAACGTGCAACAGGAGTGCGACCACATGTGGGCCTGCTCAAGAGCGCGGAAGGCTGTGCGCCCGACTACTCGCTGACCTTCGGCCGGAGAGTCAACGCCTCGATCACGTTCGCCTCAAGAGGCTGTCCGCGGCATTGCCGGTTCTGCTGTGTGCAGTCTCACGAGCCGGACTTCTTCGTCCGCGACGACTGGGAGAAGGACATAAATGCAGACCTGCCTCGCATCGTGTTTTGGGACAACAACTGGCTGGCATCACCAAACCTAACGGAAGACTGCAAGCGAATACGGCGTTTGGGAAAGGAGGTCGATTTCAACCAGGGCCTCGACGCGCGCCTTTACGACGAGCGTGTTGCAAAGGAACTGAGTAAGGTAAGGCTCAGTCCGATCCGTTTTGCGTTTGACCACATCGGCCTGGAAAAGCAATTGATGAAGGCCGTCAGGCTGGCCCGCCAAGTGTCACATGAGGAAATCCGCGTCTACGTCCTCTACAACTTCAACGACACTCCTGAGGATCTGTACCAGCGTCTGGATCTCTTGAACAGCAGCCGGGTTCTTGCGTTCCCGATGGAGTATCGGAAGCCAACGGCCGCCAGAGCTAAGTTTCCGGGGCCGCACTGGGATGCTGCTCTGCTGCGAGCCTTCAAGCTAACCCTTCTCTTCTACTACCGGCGGGGCATGATAACGGAGAGCCGCAGTTCGTTCCATTCCATCTATGGAAGAAACGCTAAGCAGTTTGTGAAGAAGCTCTACCAGATCTATGAGTATGACAAGACACTGAGAAGATAGGCGGGCTGTTACTTGTGGGGTCGAGGATCGCGCCTCCTTTTCACAGACCTGTGCGAGATGAACTTGCGGAATTCTGTCTGCTCCTCTTCGCTCAGGTACGTAGCGAATTGCTCCAAGAACTCCCGAGCCATGTCCCTTGCGTAAATCATCTCCGCTCGTTCCGCCCTCTTCTGTGCGAGCCGCCAGCAGGCGCGTATCATCATCTTTCTGGCGGGAATGAAGTCGGGATGCATCCTCACAATCTCCTTTAGATAATGAAGCTGCCGGGTGTATTCTTGTTGCTGCTGAAGCCATCGGGCGCGGACAAACAAGAGAATCGGGTCGTCTTCTGTAGGGCTGTGCCGCGCCAGCTTCAGGAGCCGTTCTTGATATAAGTCCTTCAGATCTCCCTCCGGAGAGGCCCTGAATCTCGAGTCGAGGATCGAGACAACAATCGATTTCAACCACCGCTCATCTAGTTCTTCGGGATGCTCGGCTAGGTACATAGCCCGGTCGACTAAGAACTCTCCTTCCTTGCTTTGTGTCTCGATCGGCACGGTCCTGAAGAACCCGCCACAGACCTCGTACACCTCCTCTTGTTCGTGAATGCCTTTCATAGGCAACAACATTTCCGAAAGGACAACAGGTTCTCCCTCCACCAGCCGGGCCGCAGCTCTTGAGAGAAACACCTGCGAATGGCGCCCTGCGCGCGAGCAGTTCTCAATGCGCTTAGCGTAGTTGATGGCAAACCCCTCAAGGGAGCGGATCACGGATCGGTGGGGATTCTCCTCAAGATCAGCGATCAGTGCAACCTCGCCAAAATGAACACCTGCTCCCAAACCCAAGACGCGAGGCGGGGCGTCCCTGAGATCCGAGTTCTCAAGGCCGAATTTCAACCGGCTCTTCAGCTCGAATATGAACTCGATGGCGCGGAAAACAAGATGCTCCGGGGCCCGCTCGTGATCAACGCAAAATACGATGCCCTCGTCACCGCGGGCTACGACCTCGCTGTATTTCTCCGTTCGTTCTGTGGGTTTCGGCTCAGGAAAGTATACGCGGCCCAACTCCTTGAACATGCCTTGGAAGTACAGGAGCTGTCTCGCATACTTCTCTATGCCCACGACCGCGCTGTACTTGCTGGAATCAACGAGATCGGCGAACACAAGCAACGCATTCTCGGACGTCGAGTATTGGGGACGGCCCATGTGATACTCCGGTTAGCGCGCACGGCGTTTGCGCATGAGGTCGTTCTCGAGCGGCGTCATGTACTTGGCGACACTGACACTCTCACGACCCAGTATTCGTAGCAGATAGTGCTTCATCTCTTCCTTGTTGGCCGCCAATGCCTCTGCTATTAGGACGGCAATGTACACATCCAGAAACGATATTGTGTACGCCTTCAAATCGTGGTTGAAAGGGTTTACGTAGATGGTCCCTTTTTCAACATTCACGCTCACGCCCGGGGCGTTCTCCTTCTCGGCAACATACACGACCGTGAACGTCTTCCCCAGGAACACGACCTCCAGGGGCTGGAACAACTTCGGCGACAGGGAGACCACGATTTGCTTCTTCGACGGCTCAAATATGCTACGGTATCTACCCTCGTCGCTCAGGTTGGGATCGATCTCCACGACCACACCCTCATCGTCGGCCAACACGATGGGCTGTGACGTTGACCGGAGTAGGACATCGACCCTGTGGGCAGGATTCTCAATACTTAGAGTTCGTTTCTGTGACAGTTTCCGAAGCATGCGCTCGCGGAAACTCTTGTCATCCTCATCCCCTGTGCCTTCCATCGTCCTGAGAACATCCTCAGTTCGACGCAGCGCACCACCCGGGGAGCCGAATTTCTCAAAGGGCTCGATCAGGCTTTCAACGACACGCTTCTTTTCTTGCCAGTATCGCCGTAGGTCCCTATTGAGATGGTCCACTATACCGACGACGGCGTCTCGGAACTCTTGGAAAGCATGTGTTTGCCAAAGATAGTCGTCTCGGGCCACGGAAAGAATATCATTCATATTGGCATGAAATATCTCCCCGAACATCCAGTTCTTCAGTGGTTCGCTGATGTATCTTTTCCGGGATCCTGGGTACTCGAAGAAATCCGCACTCTTGACTAGGAAATTGCGGTTGCGAATCCAAAAGCCAGTCTCGCTCTCCTCCTTCTGCCGACGCTCAAGATCCTCCGTCGTATGAACGATGTAGTAGGCGAACTTGTGCTCCTCACATATGCCCACCAGCATGTCAGCGGCACCGAATGCGAGCTCGCGTCTGAACTCGGGGAAATACTTCCAGAGCTGGACGAGATCCTTTTCTCCGGCAGTACCGAAGTATGTGTCGATTGTGGGACAAAAACGCGAGTCTTCAAGAATCTCTCGAAGGAGCTTGGCTTTGGTGGGGTCCTTGAACCTCTTCAGGAATGGCTCGCCATCCTCGGCTCTCAGCGGCAGTAGCTGTCGGAGCTGTACCGAAAATCCTTCACTGCAAATCTCGTCCATGTCTGCCTTGTTGACGTCCTCGATGACAATCTCCGTGAAACTGTCCGGCAAGGCACCGAACAATTCCAATAGCTTGTCATTCAGCACCGGTGCGGCACAGGAGGCTCGCACAAAATCATCCGCGCTCCGCAAACGAACGTGGTCTGCCAGGAATGCGATGGGCTTATCTTCATTCTCTGAGGCGAACACCTCGTTTGTGTCGACCTCAAGCACGTACATTTCGGATTGACCGGCTGGACGGGTAAACAGTTTGACTCTGCCTCCCAGCTGAAAAACCGACATGAGCCCAAGGCCAAAGTACGACAGCTTCCCCTCTTCATGCTTGAGGAGGCCATACCCCAGGTTCTGGAAGACTTCCGCGAACCTGTCGGGCGTAATGCCATGGCCATTGTCAAAGAGGACTAGTGACCTCGTGGAGGGGTCCGCATAGATGACCATCCAGGAAGCGCGATTGTCCATGGCGTTGGCTGCTGCTTCCCGGATCTTGCGGGGTGTGGAAGCGTAGATTGAGTTGGCGATGGTATGAAGGATGCCCAATCTCACGTTCACGGGCACCTTTGCCAGTAGGTTTAACCCGCGTTTGGCTACGATTGACTTTGTCATGGACCATTCTCCAGAGGTTCTGGGCTTCCCGGCCAGGATCGTGCGCTCGCACAGACAGCACCCCTCGGAGTATGTTACATGTTCTTGGCGTCGATAGCAAGCAATCCAGGACGACATGTCTTGCGTTGCCACAGGGAGGCCATTACCGCGCACTCAGTATGACCAGGCAGGTAGCCCAATGGCACTAGGTCAAGGGCTTTGGGGCGGCTTCCCCCACATCTGGGGCCCGAGAGCACTACTGCCCCTGGGTATCATCTCCTGCCGATCTGAGGACCCGCCCAAGGGCATAGTCGATGTCGAGGACCGTCAGCTTCCCATCGCCGTCGAGGTCGCCCGAGTCGAGGCAACCGATGCATTGAAGGCAATCATGGACCGTCTTGAGGTACTTCTTCTCGGCCAGGGGAGGGATGCGGTCATAGAACTTGGGATCGCCTCGGCAGACTTCGCGGAAGAACGAGTACAAGCCCAGCGTGCCCTTGCGAGAGTTGCACGTGCGGCATGCAAGGACCTGATTGTGGATTCCCTGAATCGTGTCACAGGTCGGGCAGCGCTCGTTGACCAGAAGGCTGGCGCACACGATGTGTTCCCGCGACAGGTACTCCTCACCCGCGCAGTAGGTACACTTTCTCTCAGCCTCGACAAGTTGCCAGTCTTCCCGGAGGATGTCTGACCATTGCTTGCGGCCGTCCCGGAGGTCGCGAAAGGTGTTCTTGATGAAGCCGTAGTCCGTTTTCTTGGCGGCGACACCATCGGCATGGGCAAAGGCCCGCCTCGCAATCACCTTGGCATACTGGTAGTAAAGCAGATGGCGGAGGGTCTTGACTTCTCTGTCTGGCATGAGCCGATCTCCTGTGGCCCATCGACGTGGCAAGCCAAGGACCAGAGTACCCTGGTAGGTGCCTGGGGTCAATGCACGGCACGCTTCCGCGTGGGAGTCCTTGGCAGAGGGCCGCGGCACCGCCACGCAGGCGAGTTCGAAATGTGGTGCGTCCGGGCACCAGTCGATACACCGGTGTAAACCACTTTGGCCTCCGGAGCAGAGAGGGAGAGAGGTTTGGCGGTCGGCGCGAGCGCAGACCCCGAGTATCGTTCGCACCCCAGAAGAGCCATTTCATAACAGAGAGCGCGGGACGGCGGGCGGGGATTGACGTAAGTCTCTATTCCGGGCCAGATATGGCGAAAACCCCGACGCCTCTCGGCTCTGGGTTCTCTGTTAACCACTTGGGCCGCGAAAGTTCGCGGTTAGTTTTCTGGCTCCCCGAACGCAACCCTCTTCATAACCACTCTAGAATCCGCTCTCGCCATAACCCGTTCCCGCATGGCATGTTAGCGAGTTCGCGTCTCTCTCGGTACCTCGTCACCGAGCAACACGTTTCCGCGTGAGCCGGCAACGTTCCACGGCCTTCAATCGCCTCTACCGCTGCGGATTCCGGTTGCACCTGCGGAGCCTCGCCAACGTCGGAACTTCCCACGGAAAAACGATCCATGCGGGATAGGTTGCCCCCCAAATCCCTTCCCAAGGCACACGCACGCCAAAGGTATCCCGGACCAAGACAACCGACAGCACCTCTCCAGACGCGTCCGCAGCGAGCCGAGACGAGGCTAATCGTAACGTCCTGCCGCTGTTGACCACATCATCAGCCAGCAGCACTCGCCGTCCTCGGACAAGATCAGCGCACGCATCACCATACACGACCGGCCGTCTGCGTGGCGGATGGGGACCCTCCTGTCGCGTCGTTCGGATGCCCAACGCGGCGAAGGCATCGACCCCAAGAAGATGGCTCAGAAGCACGCCAGCAATGCACCCGCCTCGCTCGACCCCGACAATGATCTCGGGGCTGAAGCCTGACTCCCGCACACTGACTGCAACTGCCTTGGCGAAGATATCCACGTCGCGCCAAGTCAACGTAACAACGGAATGCCGGTGCCGCGTGACCATAGTTTCCCTCGGCTAGTAGTCTCGCCGAACCCGACGAACGAGAACGCGGAACAGAACGAACCAAGGCTTGTCAACCAGGGCCAACAAAGCCTTGACCACGATGCTCCCCAGGATAACCCCTACGAGATCCTTAATCGGCAGGACAAAGCTGAAAGCCAAGACTGCAAAGAGCACACCGTCTAAGACCATATTTACCATGTCGCTCGTGACCGCTCTCAGCCCAGCCAGTACCAATATCTTCCGGAGTCCTGCGTCCGCCTCAATTCGCATGTGTCGGCGCTTCAGCGATGCGAACACGGTAATGTCAATGCCCACACAGATAACGGATGTGACCAGGGATGCCAAAAGAATACGAGGCGCAGGATGAAAGTAGGCCAGCCAGAAGGCCTCTCGTGCCTCTTCCCAAATGGGCACAACCGCACTTCCAAGCCAGACGGTGGTCAAGAACACGCAGTTGACGAGGTAGGCAACGGCAAGAATAGTGTATGCTTTCCTCCTACCATATACCTCATTTGCCATGTCGATCAACTGTGCGGTGAAAGGCCAGATGAGGCTACCCGTACTCAGTATCTGTCCGGCTAACCCAATAGGTGATACGACAAGACGCGGAGCCAGTATGTTCGCGGACAGGACGTATCCAGCGAACAAGGCCATCAGCACCGGGTATCCCATGTCCCGGCTCTTGCGCATAACAAATGACGCGGCCAATGTGGTTAGGGTCAGGCCGGCCGCCCACCAGATCCAGATGGCCATAGATCCTCCGATTCGATGGACAGTCTGATTCGATTCAGCACCGTGTCGTAGCCAGTCTCAGGATACGAGAGGCTCTCCGAACCAGGCGGCTTATCTAGCGGAAACAGCTTTGTCGCCGCGATCTCATCCTGGTCACGGGCGCGAAGCCGATCACCGATTATTCCCACGAAGGCAAGCTTGTTCGGTTCCTTCGTGGCGAGAGAGTGCACTATGTGTAGATCACGGCCTGTCTCTTCTCGAAATTCACGGATCGCGGCCTCCATCGGCAGTTCCCCGTCCTCAATGCGCCCGCCAGGAAGCTCCCAGGTGTCGGAGCCAGTCTTTTTCACAAAGAGCACTCTAGTGCCGCTAATGCCATAGACGTAGACCATCTGATACGGACATGGGTAGGAGAGGAGAAACTGCCCTCCGTCGAACCGAGACTTGTTCAGCGTGTACAGTTGCGCCGCAAAACAACGATCTTCGACGTTGTGATTGTACACTTGCGCGCAGCGGAGCGCCACGTCGCCGCCCAAATCTATGTTGACGACGCTTATGCGTCGCCCCCGAGCGACGAAGGAACTGAAGCTATTCTCCATATCGTGGTGTGTGGATCGCACCTCGATCTTGCCAGTCCACGCCGCTTCCGGGGTCCTTACGAGATGGCGCAAGGCGTTTATGCTGGCAGCCGCCTTGCGTTTATACGTAATGGTGCGGTCGGAGTCCCATAGCCGCTCTCCGGGATCGAGGATTAGAAGGCGAAGGGTGATTCCGTCCGTAAGAGCGGCAGCAATCGTGTTGATCTGATTGGACACGAAGTCGAGGCTTCGCCCTGCAATGAAGAACTCCCTCTCCCCGGTTTCCGCTTTCAGCATCTCGAAGACTCTAGCGAATGCAATGTCGCTGACCTCCAATTCCGCCCGAGTCATGATCCGCTGCAGCCCGATTGCCCGCATCCGCTCAAGGGCCTGTAGTTGGCCCATATCCACCGTTTGGCGGTGTGCCAGACACTTCTCGACAACGGCGTCGATAGTCCCGTTGACAAGGGTCTCGACCGTGTGCTTAGACTCGGTCCGCACTACTTCGCGTAGAGCCGCGACGTAGTGTCGCCTTGCCAACAGCTCGAAAACCAGGGAGATCACACCTATCGGCAGCATCGCCAAACCTAGGTCCCGGGCGTATTCGGCTAGGGCGGGCATCGAATCTTTCAGCAAGGTTGCCGTTAGCAGGAGGATAACGCCCACCAACGCGACGATGATGCCAATGTACGTGAATACGACTTCCCAGAAGGGCCGTCTTGGGCGTTGTGACGGGCTTGCGATGGATGTCATCTTTCTGTCCTCCCGGTTCTTGATTGATTCCGTTGCCGGTGCTGGACACAGGAGCTGATACGACCTGATGGCGAAACGCCTATCGGTAGAGCGCCTGATTCCATGTTAAGAGGAGCACGCCGAGGGCGTCAGTCATTTCGGCCGGAGCTCCCCAAAAGTGGTCGACCAGGAATGTGGCGACTTTGTACATGGCGTCGCGTCTTTCGTGATCGCGGAAGGCCTGAGAGCCCCGGATTACTTCCACCGGGTCAAGCAATGGCTCTGTCATTAGACCTTGTCCTTTCCTCATGGCTGGCATCGCCTTCCGGTAAATGCACCCATTCGCGTCCGGTCGGGCCCTTGACGTAAGGGCACGCTGATATGGCAAGAGGTATTGGAGCATTGGAAGGCATGGTTCGCCAATAGATTATCGCCAGCCCCCGCGCCAGCCAGCCTGCGAGAAGACAGAGCGGACGGCATCCGAGCTCGTCCTACGGGACCCCGTTGCAGCGGTCCTTTCTGCCTGTAGCCTACGGCCCAGTTGATGTGTTATCTGACCATATAGTCCGGTACGCAGAGCTTGTCAGGGGAATGTTCGGGAGCTTGGAGGCATTGGGGAGATTTCTGTAGACCCTTGGCACGAAAGGGGTTAGAGTCGAGTTCGTCGACGCCCCCGCAGGCTTTCGGTTGCGCGAGGGCGTCTTCCGGCTAGCGAACCCATTCGCGGGAGTGTGGTTGCCGAAGCCTTGAAGAGAGCTGGGGCGCGAGCGCCCTTGCTGCGGGTAGGCGTGTCCACGCATGCGGGGCGGGAATCGTTGTCGGCTGGATAACCTGCATGGGGCGTGGTAGTATTCCAAGAGAACATGCGAGAGAGGCGGCGGATCAGCGATGTCACGCACGTTGACGAAGAGCAATAGGGACACGGATGTGGCGGGGCAGCCGGGCGCCCGGTGGCTAGTGGAGCAAGTGGACTCCGTCCGCCGTGCTGTGAACGGAGCGATTGATCCAGTAACGCGGGCGAAGTACGCGCAGTTCATGACGCCTCCCGGCATCGCAAGACTCATGGCGTCCTTTTTCGGAGCGCGGCGTCCCAAGTTACGGCTTCTTGACGCAGGTGCCGGCGTTGGCTCCCTGACGGCCGCGTTCGTCGCCGCGATGCTGGGTCGGACTGAGCCGCCGCAAGAGATATCTGTTGTAGCCTATGAGATTGACCCTTTCCTGGCGGGCCACCTGAAGTCCACGCTTGTGCTCTGCGAACGGGCCTGCGCCGCCTCAGGGGTGAGGTTCACGGGGGCCGTCCGGCAGGAGGACTTCATTGCCGCCAGTGCCGGCCAGTGCGGGGGAGATCTGTTTGGCCAAGAGCAAGAGCTATTCGACTGCGCGATCATGAACCCGCCGTACAAGAAGATCCACAGCGCCTCGGAAGCCAGGCAATGCCTCCGCGAGCTTGGCATGGAGACGAGCAACCTCTACGCCGGCTTTATGGCCCTGGCGGCGCGCCAGTTGAGAGAGGGCGGCGAATTCGTCTCGATCAGCCCGAGGAGTTTCTGCAATGGTCCGTACTTCCGACCGTTCCGACGGTATTTCCTGAAGACGCTGGCCCTGAGACAGATCCACGTCTTCGAGTCGCGCAACGAGGCATTCGGGGACGATGACGTTCTTCAGGAGAACGTCATCGTTCACGCGGTCAAGTCGGTCAGGAAACCTGCGCGTGTCGATCTTTCCGTCTCGGCCCGTGCCGACGAGAGACCCCGTGTTCGCCACGTGCCGCACGACCAAGTGGTGAACCCGGACGATCCGAACGCGTTCATCCATCTCGTGGTGGACGAGCATGGCGCGAGGGCGAGGGAGCATGTTTCCCAACTGCCCGCGTCCCTGGGGGACCTTGGCTTGGCCGTTTCCACGGGCCGTGTGGTTGATTTTCGGGCCAGGGATCATCTGCGGCCACAGCCGGAACGGGGTGCCGCGCCCCTCATCTATCCTGTGCATTTCAGCGACGGCTTCGTCAGGTGGCCCGACCCTTCGACGCGGAAGCCGAACGCGATCATTGCGAATGAGCAGACGGCAGGACTGCTTGTGCCCCCCGGCGTGTACGTGGTGGTGAAGCGATTTTCCGCAAAGGAAGAGCGTCGGAGGATTGTGGCCGCCCTGTACGACGCGGGCATGGTCTCTGGCGGCTGCGTTGGGTTCGAGAACCACCTGAACTACTTCCATCGCCAGGGGGAAGGGCTTCCCAGGGACTTAGCGTGGGGTCTGTGTCTGTTCCTGAACTCGACGGTGGCCGACACGTATTTCCGCCAGTTCAGTGGCCACACGCAAGTCAACGCCCTGGACCTGCGGACGTTCCAGTATCCCTCGCAGGCTCAGTTGCGTGTGCTGGCTGCCAAGGGCCCACCAGACGCATCCGATCAGGAAGCGATAGACGCGGCCGTCGAGGAAGTTCTGTTCCAGCCGGCCTGAACTCGGCGGCCGGCCACGCTGTGCGAAAGCCGGTCTACTCCGAGACGTACATCGGGGGAACCCCCTTCTCCGCGAACTCCTTGACCAGCCGCAGGTTGCCCCGCTCGTCGTACAGCTGATCGCCGAACGTGTCTATTGGCTCGAACGCTGCACGTTTGAAGTAGGCCGCCCCGCGTAGCTCCATGCGTCTCATCTTCACGCCCGCAAAGTTCTCGGTCATCCGGAAGATGTCGCTCCACCACAGGCCAATGGCCTTGAACCCCATCGTGGGCGGCATCCAAATCTCCAGGACCTGGGCATGTATGATGTAGGCAGGAATGCCGAGTTCCCTTACGTGGTGCAGAATCGAATCGCAATCAGACACGTCAAGCTGGAACTGGCTCATGTCCTTGATCGAGCTGCGCCCGGTCTTGTTCTCGATACCGAAGGCGGCGTGGCCGGTCTTGGCGTCGGTCACGAGAAAGTCCAGCGGGCCTTCACCGGAGACGTCGGTCGCCCGCCGTGGGCGGAGAGAGGAAAGATCGTTCTGCGTTATCGCCAGATCCGCGAACTTGGGCTGGACCTGTTCAGCCCAGAAGCGAAGGATGGCGTCTTCTGCTACATGGTTGCGCCCGATCGACCTTGCCACGCGGTCACAAATGTCGCACAGGAACCACGTCTGGAGGCGCACGCGGGCCACGTTGTTGCAGAGCAGGCAGTAGCCCTCGATGGATTCTCCGTAAGTGACCGGGGCATTTCCGCCGAATGCCTCGTCCACCCATTGCTTCGTGCATGCGTCGCACAGGAAGAAGTGCCTCAGGCGGACGTCCTTCCGTGTCTGCGCATGGCGAACACAGGTGGGGTAGGCGATCGGTTCTCCAGAACAGCCACTGGCTCGGTTGGTTCGCTTGGCCAAGGGGGGCTCCCTGATCTGTGGACTGTGGTTGGGTGCCACAATAGCCGGAATCGTGTGTTAGCACAAGGTCCCACGCGATGGCCAAGATGGGCTTGCCTTGAGCGCCCAAGACATGTGGATTCACGTTGGCAGGCCGGTCGACTTGTCTGAGGAAGCATGAACGCGCTTCAGCGCAACCGCGTTTGAGCTAGCCGTCCGCTCAGCTTGCCGCCCTGCCCCGAGTCGCGAGAGAACCGCAACCGTCTTCTCTAGAGCCGACACGGCTCGTTTCAGTTGGCGAACGCCTCGGGCAAGCGGCAGGCGGGTCGCCCGTACCTGCTTCCTGACAAGCCGCGTGGTCTCGGCCCCAAGAGTCTGCTCTATCCTGCCCATCATATCTTCCCCGGAATCCATCCCGTTGCCTGGTACCGGATATCGCCACCAGCACCTTGCATGCGATGCTTGCCGTCATTCCTACATCGAGCGGATTGCTTTAAGATATGCTCGGCCGGGCGCCAGGATTTCGTAGCGGACCCTGTCTCCCTTCACGTCCACTCGTCGGGCCAACTCCGGGAAGTCCTTCAGAACCCAGTTGGCATGTCTGGCGCTAATTCGCTCCACATTCCGAGTGCCGTCGCCCACTTCGTCCTGCACAGTCAGCTCTGCAATGCGCGGGCAGGAGGCCGGACCGCTAGCTGTCTCAAGTGCGCAGAGACAGCGGAAGAGTCGCGTTCTCTTTAGGGCCGTTGGATTGGGCTTGGTATCCGACACGCCGGGCACTGATCTGTAGTTGCCTGCCAACAACGCCTCTATCTGGCGATGGAAATCCTTAATCGTGCCCTCGTTCTCGATGCGTATGTCGGCCAGGTCCCGAGCAACCGGGAGTAGACCAAACTGCCACTGCTGTCGATCGTGTTCGCGGAACTCCTCTAGCGTCTTTACACCCTCAAGGCGGCCGCGGTGCAAGTGCCGTTCGAAGCGAGTCCTCTCGGTCGACTCGACGCATACGACCTTGCAGGCAGGAAAGCACTCACGAATGTACTGCACCTCCTCAATCGTCCTGAGACCGCTGATTATGTACCCATCGCCGAGATTGCCCGCATACATAGTCACGATGTGCCTCGCGACTATGTCCGGCCCTTTCTGGTGCAGCAAGTCTCTGGCCAGGTAAAACGAAGTTGGTCCATGTACGCCGGCCTCCTCGGCCACCAACCGCATGATGCTGCTGGCCTCAATAAGATGATATGGGTGGCGTGAGGACATATACTGTCCCAATGTCGTCTTTCCAGCGCACACCTTCCCGACGATGATATACAATTCCTCAAAGAGTCCTGGGTCGGGCGAAGCTGTTCGCGGCCGCTTCACCGAGTACGAGTGCGTGTCTAGGTTGAGAGCAGCGGCGTACTCCTCAAGACGGTCAACCAGGGCAACCAAGGCCCGCACACGGAAGTCGTGCCGCCATGACTCCTCAAAAGACATCTCTCCTAGGCGCTGGGTTGCACCGTTTGGGATAAACCAACCGTTGAAAGTAGCCGGTGTGAGCCAGGGGAACTGGTCGGATCTCCCAAAGCTAGGGGGCGTTTCCGCAATATGGCCCTGCGTCTCGCCGTGGATAAAGACAGGGCGGCTCAGGCCAGGAACATGAAGTGCAATGTCGGAATGCACGGTAGCAGAGCGAATATTGCCACGGCGGCGTAGTTCAAGATCAACATCATGAAAGTTGGTCTTGGCAAACCATTCCTTGATCTCTAGGCCAGGCACATCCTTCTCTGTAGAACTCAGGGCATCGAGTCTTACCGACGTATCCTCGACGAAGAACAGCGAGTTGACACCCAGCCGGCGCTTGATCTCGTCAAGTGCACGGCGCAGCAGTTCGGCTTGGCCAAGGCTGTACTCCTCATGGTAGGGTTCCTGCGAACTGGCGAAATGCCTGAGAACAAGGCCGAACTTCTGAAGGACAAGGCGCGCTTGCAGAAATTTGTCGATGCTAGACGTGTAGAAGCCCACCTCCAGCTTTTTCGGGGAATCGACAAACAGTCTTCGGACGCGTGTATCAGGCATAGGGACCTCGGCTACTCTCATGGCCAGCATTTCGGCCTGGAAACGCTCCAAGATAGGTTCCTTGGCCCTTTTCCTGGACAGCGGCCCCAAGCCTTGCCAACATGTCGACATTGTCGGCAGGGCCAATGGCATATACAAGCGGTCCCATGCTACTCAGGCCCACGGCCAGATCCTCGTGGTCCCCCAGGAGTGCCACAAGACTCCGCACGCAAGCAGACTGTCCCGCCATCTCCCGCTTCTTGAATCCACTCGCGTGCATATCTGCAATGGACTGCTTAAGGAGCCGGATGTCACGTTCCACAAGGGATGGGATGAACCCGTGATACACGGCGGCCAGGACTCTCAATGCCTCCTCGCCAGGAATTGGGGTATTGCGATCAAAGAACGCGGTCTCATCGTCCCCGGCATACTCGTGCCCACTAGGCAGAAAGAGGTGAACAAACCACTCACGAGGAAACTCCAGTCGCACGCAGACCGGCGGGAGGCTCGGAGGCAGGCCGGCCGATGATGGTGCAAATACGCCGTCTGACGACTCCGGATGACCAAGATCAACTATGACACCGCCATCAAAGAACGTGTTGATGCCGACCCCCGAGGCCCCACCACGTCCCGAAAGACCTTGGAGCTCTTCTTTGCTCAGAGGGCTCCCAACGCACATATTGCAGGCGGCTCCGATTGCCAAGAGCATGGCAGTCTTACTGCCAAGACCCACGTGCTGTGGCGGCGAACGGCGGACGCGGACGGCAAAGTGAGCGCCCAGACGTGCGGCCAGACGCCCTACGAGCGATTGCGTGTCTGCCTCGTCTCTTGGAGACATCCCCTGGCCATGATCCAGCGTGCTGTCGAAGGCCAGTCCCGCTTCGACCTCGACCGGCAGAGCACCGAGGGCAAAGCCGACCCCTCCATATCGGCGATGCGTGACACCGGCGAGGTCTATCAATGTAACGTGGATCCTTGGGAAGGATCTAACTTGCACTTGCCTTGTCATTAGGTGTGAGCCATTCCCCTGGTACTGGTCGCGAGAACTGATTGCTGGCCCAGATCGCATCGAAATGCGCGGTCAGTCGCCCGTAGAGAAGCCCATCGCGTTCGACCAAGAAGGTCGGGAGGTTCCGGCTGACGTCGCCAATCAAGTAGGGCCCCCAGAACAAATGGTCATCAATTCGGAAGATATTGACCGAGGGCAGGCAACGGTACAGCCGTATCTCAAATCGGGAGTTCTCCTTCTGCAGCAACCCAGAGAATTCGCGGACAAACGCTCGAACGTCTTCGGCTATCGTCCCGGCCCTGTCTTTCTCCTCAACGTCTCGCTGGTTGGCCAGCGAGCCCTCCGCGGCGGGGAACTCCGGGTCTATGAGAAGTATCCGCACCCTAGCACAGGCGGCCCAGTGCTCAAACTGGCCACGATAATCCACCCGGAGGCTCCTGAGGCCGAACCCCATGATATCAATGGCCTCGCGGACCCCCTGCAGCCGGACGTCATACTCGTCTTTAATGCGGACAGAACGGACCTCGAATGCCCCAACAAGGCCAAACTCCCGGAAGACTCTCAGGCGGTTAACGCTGTCTTCCGAGAACCATACATACAAGAATAGAACCCACCCGGCCACTCCAGCAGCAACGAGGGACCCGCCGATTCCGACCGCAACAACATGCCCCGTCATCACAAGCAGCAGTCCTGAGACGAACACAAATGCGTGAAGCACAAGGTAAAGCCAGTGGGGCGCCTTGAGTCTCCTGACCACCCCCCGCAACGACCGCGTGACGTGCATTGTGGGCCCTTCCCGTAACCTAGTTTGGCCGTATCGCCGGAACGCCCTTCCGATCCGAGCCAAATCCAAACGACGCCATTATGCCACATGAGTGGGCTTCGGGCAACATGCGGGTTGCCTCACATGCGGGTTGCCTCCTTGTCCTTAGCCTTCGGGTTCGGAAAAGGACTCTTTCATTTTGGCGAGCGCGGTGGTAGCCTTTCGGCTAATGGCTGAGTCTGGGATGACCAGGAATTGCATGCGGGTGAACGGTATTGTGGGCAGGACGTGGCACAAACAGGTGCAACCACGGCAACACGAGATGAAGCTCTGCGTAAGCGGATCAGCCGCGATGCGCCGGAAATCACGCGCCGCGCCCGCGAAGCCGTAGCCGTGGGATATGACAACGAAGCCCGTTTCCACACTTTGTCCGCGCAGATCATCGAGCCGTGGGCTCAAGCCCTTGACATCCCGTTGCTCGTCCGCCAGGAGCGTGACCTCGTGGTTACTCATCCGATCAAGATCAGATTGCTGATGCCAGCGTATAAACAACACCGATGAGCTATCCGTTCGAGACATGCATGGAGTGGCGCAAGTGGGTTGTGCCGGAACTGCTCCGCGAGCGGCCGGTACACCGCTGGTTCGTTTTCCCGCACAGCTTCACGGATGACATCGTCCGGGCATTGGCCCAGGAGTGGCGCCTCGGCGAGGACGACCGCATCCTCGACCCGTTTGCAGGGGCGGGGACGACCGTTCTTGCCGCCAAACAGATGGGCATTGCCGGTGTTGGTTTCGACCTCTCGCCTCTGGCCATACTGGCCAGCAAGGTCAAGGTTGCGGACCATAATCCTGAGTTGTTGAGGGGCTATTGGCTGAAGTTGCGTCGCCGCATCCGGGTCCGTAGAGCCAACGGCGAGGCGGACTCATACGCGGCACTTGTGCGCAAAGCGCTGCCGGACAAGAAGCTGGCCACGTTCCACGGCGCGAACGCTGCCATCGAAGAGCTTGGCGCTCCCGCGGAGACGCTAGCGTTCTTCAGGCTGGCCCTGCTTGCTCAGATCCCGAAGTTCAGCAACGCCGTACCAACCGGCGGCTGGCTAAGTTGGAGGGCCAACCGCCGACCGGCGGGCCGGTTGCCGAACGACCTCGCCGAGACTGTTCGCCTAATGCTAGCTGATGTGGAGGGTGCGCCCGGGCCGACAAAGAACAAGTGGCGTGCTCAACTGGCCGACGCCCGGCGCTTGCCCATAAAGGATGGAACCTGTTCCGCTGTTGTGACCTCGCCGCCGTATCCGAACCGACATGACTACACGAGGGTCTTCGGCATCGAGCTCATGTTCGGCTTCTTGGATTGGGATGGGACTCGCCACCTGCGGTACCAGACGCTTCACTCGCATCCGGAAGCAAAGCCGGACCGACCACCATCGGACGGGTATGAAGAACCAGTCTTTGTCACGCGAGCAATCCGCGAGGTTACGAAGCACGAAGAGCGGGAACGGATCGTTGCCATGTTGCACGGCTATTTCCTAGACCTCTTCTTGAGCCTCAAGGAAGTGGCCCGGGCGCTCAAGCCAGGTGGCCGAGCAGCCTTTGTGCTCGGCAACGCGCAGTACGACGGGGTCCCCATCGAGGTGGACAAGGCGACAGCCCGGATTGGCGAGCAGGCCGGGCTGGCATGCACCGAAATCCGGGTTGTCCGCGAACGCGGTAACAGCGCCCAGCAGATGAAGGTGCATGGCCGGAACCCCTCCCGCGAGAGTGTCATCATCTTCCGGAAGCCGGATGGTGTGCAAGCAGGGCAGGGGCTGCCGGGAGCGTGCCCGACTCGTGATTCCAGTCAAGGCAGGAACTGCCAGCCGTAGCGGACTTCGGTCGGGGCGCCGGGGGTTACGGGCGGCAGGGCGACCATCGGGAGCAGGTGCCCGATGCGCCCGACGATCTTGGCGGTCTGGTCGGCGGCCAGAAGCTTCTGCGAGAAGGTGTAGGCTTCGCCTTGGGTCGTCTGGCGGATGTCCTCTGAGACCTTGTACTCGAACCACGGCGGTGGGATCGTCAGCATCAGGTCGCGGGCCAACCGCAGGCATCCGGTCTGGATGCCGTTCTCTTTCCAGTCGATAGCGTGGCCGTGCTGGTCCACGTAGGCGCAGGCCACGACGGGGCCGTCGGCGGTCAGGACGGCGTTCGTCTCATCGACGGGCACCATGTCGCTGTCGAGCATCAGGAGGTACTGCGTCCGGTCCTCTTCTAGCCAGCGGCCGACCTCCATGTTGCGGGTGAGGTCCACGCGCGGAGTGAAGCACGAGTCCCGCACGGTAGCGCCGAGGTAGGTGAGTCGGCGCAGCCAGGCCGCCAGCGGGGCGTTGTCGTGTTCGCTGGCGTAACGGAACCGGACGACGGTCAACCAGTCGGGTCTCATGCGCAAGGTCCCTCCCACACGCCGCTCCACACGCCGCCGCCGGCGTGCCAGTTTCGGAAGTAACGCCGAACGTGGCCGTTGGCATCCGTCTCCACGGTCCGCACGATAGAGGTCCCGTCGGACGAGCCGTTCCCCGTCGTGCCCAGTCTCGCGCCCGGCCCGGTGTGGATGATGCTGGCGCCATCCAGGGCGTTGAGGTGGCCGTTCTTGTCGAACTGGATCGACCCGTCGCCGGTCTTGCCGATGTTCTCGCCGTACACGTTCTCGAAGTAGGCCCGTTCGGTCACGACGTTCGGGTCCGGCGAGTTGTGCTTGACGTTGCCGGCGTTGTCGAACGTCAGGCCGCCCGGCTCGTTCACGATCTTGACGGCCAGGCCGTCGGCATCCACGGTCATTCCGGCCTGCTCGTTCACGATGGCAAAGAGGCCGTTTGCGTCCACGTCGATGCCGCGGGTCGGATCGACGACGGCAAAGAGGCCGTCCTGGTCCACATCGACGCCGCCGGCCTGTTTGACCATCACCAGCATGTCGCCGTCGTTGGCGAAGCCGAGGCCGTGGTCGGGTTCGAGCTTGGCCGAGACGCCCTGGAGCTTGACCGTGATGCCCTCGGCCTCGTTCGGCAACACCTTGATGTCGCCGTCCTGGGCGAACTCAAGGCCGCCATTCTTCTGGCCATTCCCGTCTTCTTCGAGCTTCACGGTCACGCCATCATCGGTGACGGTGACGCCGGCGGTTTCGTCGGGCAGGACCTTGAGCTTTCCGTCATCGCCCTGAGCGTCGAACTCCAAGCCCGGATCGCTGTCGGCCAGCTCGACCGAGACCTTCGGTTCGTCCTTGGCCGGGTCGGCGTTCGGCTCGACGATGATGCCGGGGCCGCCGTCGATCTTCGTGCTCGTCGAGAGGAGTGCGCCTTCGGGGCCGGGGAACGCGATGACTTGGCCCGCGTAGGTTTCCTGGTTCTGGGCGCCGGGCACAGGCTCGAAGCCGTCGGCCAGCATGTAGCCGATGAAGTCGTTGACCTGGATCTTCTTGAACCCCACGCTGGCTGAGGCGGGCAGATTCGTGGCCTTGACGATATACACCCTCGACTCGTCTACCCAGGATTTGTCGGCGAAGGCGAAGTACCCGGTCACGTAAAGGATGAAGGGATGCACGGCCGGGTTGAACGGCACGTTGTACGCGCCGTAGACGCCGGTCACCTTGAGCGTGTGGACGGCGGCAGCCGGGTCCTGGGGCGAGACGTTCGAGATTCGGACGATGGCGTTGACCTCGCCGGTGCCGTCCTCGCCGTCGGGGGTCTCGCTCCACAGGATGAAGGCCGCCCCGCGCCGCTGGGTTTCCAGGCGGGCGCACTCCTCGCCCTCCGTAATGCAGATGTCCGCGTAGGGGCCGCCCGTCTCGTTCACGAACAGCCGCACGGGCGCGACGCCCTGGACCATCGCGCGGCCGATCTTGCCCTGGGCAATCGGTTCCAGGAGCACGGCGAAGCGCCCCAGGTCGCCCACGGTGGGCACGCGGGCCTTAAAGGCGAAGCGGAATTTGTACTCGTCGGCGTTGTCGTCGGGGCCATAGACGGGGGCATCGAGGACCACGATCTCAAAGAGGCCCCGGTCCGCCCCCGTGTCGTTGCGGACGAGCACGACGCTGGCGGGACGGCCGCCGCCCGAGCCGGACGCCGCGCCGCCGCTCTGCTGGCGCTGGAGGTAGTCCTTGGCGGCATCGACGAACGTGTTGAACGCCTGCGCCGGGATGCGGAGCTTCTCGCCGACCTGGACTTTCTTGAGCGCGTCGCCCATCACCCGATCCCCAGCCCGGCGAAGTTCCCGGAGTCATACACCCGCTCGACGAAGACGAACTTGGGTTTCTTGACGACGCTCTTGGCCCCGGAATCCTCGGCGTCCTCGTACTGGACCCACAGGTACTCCCAGCCCTTCTTGGCGATCCCGGTGGAACCGCCGATGGAAAGGTTCGTCATGTTCGGACTGGCGGCGAACCGGAAGGTGATTTCCCACACGCCGTCGCCCTGGCGCTGCGAACCCGACGCCCCCAGGAACAGGACCTCGCCCGCCTGGAACCCCTTGAACGTGCCGCTATTGGTCTTGCCCGTGAGCGAGTAGATCGCCGCCTTGTAGGCGTCCGTGACGACGCTCGCCTCGAAGTAGTGGGTCTCGGAGAAGTTGTAGACGGGCACGGTGACGTCACAGCCTTCGACCGAATCCTGCGTCACGCCGATCGCGCCCAGAAGGTCCGGCGGGGTCGCGCCGTCGCGGCCGTAGGAGGCGACGTGCTCCTTGGCCTGCGTGATGTGCATCTGGCCGCCGCCCGTGTCGAACTGGTAGGTCGCGGCGCCCGCCTGGCGGGGGGCGCTCGTCACGAGGCCGTACTGGACCGTCCCTTCCCACAGGGACCCGTCGCCGGCGGGCGCCACGGTCCAGTTCAGCCGCGCGAGGCCGCTATACGCGCCGGGCGAGCCGCCCTGGAGCGCCGTGAGCGCGGCCTGTTCGTCCGTGGTTCCTTGAACCAGGTACTTGAGCGTCGCGGTCGGCCGGTCGCCCTGGCCCACGTCGCGGCTATCGACCTTTTCGTCACACGTCACGGCCACGGCGGCTCTCCGTCAATTAAACGACAGGCCCAGGTCCTTGATGACCTGGGCGATCTTCTCAGTGTTCTTGGCGGTCTTTTCGCTGGCCTGGGCGATCCGGTCGCTGGCGCCGCCGGCCCCGAGGCCCGCCGCCTCCATCGCGTTGAAGGTGCCCCGGACGCCGATGGTGTGCTTCACAGCGTCGGGCAGCGTGGCGGCGGCGTCTTCAATGGACTTGCGGACGGCGCGGCTGTAGGTTTCCTGGCTGATCGTCCCGGCGTCGAGCATCCGCTTGTACCGGGCGATTTCATCGCGGGCCTTCTCTTCGGGCGTCCGCATGGACTCCGTGAGGTCCTCGCCCGCCTTCTTCGCGGTCGCGGCTTCCTGGGCCTTGCGAAGCTCGCCGAACGCGGCCTTGAGTTCGTCGGTCTTCTGCTTCGCCTCGTCGAACGAGATCGTACCCGCGCCGACGGCCTCGTAGATGGGCTTCAAGGCCCGCTCCTGCTCGGCGGCCAGGGCGTCCATCGTGCCCCGGATTTCGGCGACGCGGGTCTTGACGGCCTCCAGCGACTCGCCCATCGCCACGTCGAACTTCTGGCGCTTCTCGGCGAGGGCCTGTTCCTCTGTCACCTGGAGGATCGCCAGCTTCCAGTTGAGGAGCGACTTGGCGTGGTTCTCCGCCAGGCCCATGTGCCGGACCTCGTAGGCGATGAAGTCCTTCTCGGACATTGTGAGCTTCATGTACTGGTCCATCGCCTGGCCGAGGGCCGACTCGCCGCGCTCGATGAGGGCCTGCTGCTGGACGCCGAGCTTGCGCCGCTCGTCGGCGGCGATCAGCGAGAGCTTGAGCCCGAGGAGCTTCTCGGCCTGGTCCGCCGAGAGCCCCATCGCGTCCACCTCGACCTTGGCGAACTCCGCGGCCGAGAGCGTCGCCTTCTTCAGGGCGGTCTCGGTGTCGGCGATGGCCTTGATTCCGGTGTTGTACGCCTTGGCCTGGGCGGCGCGGTCCTTATCGGCTCGGGCCGTGGCGGCCGGGTCATAAGCGCCCTTCATGTCGTGGCCGAGCCACGTCATCACGAACTTGGCGGCTTCATCGGCGGCCGCGCCGAGTTCCTTGGTGATTTCGCCCAGGCCGAAGGGGAGTGACTCGGCGGCCTTCCGCATGCCGTCCATGTCGCCCCGGACAAGGGCGCTGAAGACATGCACGTCCGCCATCGCCACCTTGACGGCGGCAACCGCCGTGGCGAACTTCATCCCGGTGTCGAAGAGCTGCATCCCCCGGAATCCGCCGCGCAGGAACCCCGACTTCTCCTCGCCGCCGAGGGCCTGCGCTTCCGAGCCGCGCGTCAGGGGCACGCCGCCCTGGTTGTCGGCCACCCATCGGCGGAGGCGCGTCTGGGATTCCTCGAGGCGCCGCTTCAAGGGGGAATCGTCGGCCGTGATTTCGACATAGGCGCCGCCCATTCGGATGGCGGATTGGTCGGCCATGCTCTCTCCTTACGCCACGGCGGGCGCGGACACCGACGCCTGCCAGAACGTCGGGATGATCTTCTTCGCCGACGCCAGGGCCGGGGCCATGTACGGCCTGGGCGGGTAGGTCACGTTCTTGATGGCGTACATCGCGCCGTAGAGTTCCTCGTTGAGGCGGTTGGCCCGTGCGACCTGGGCGGGTGTCCGCAGGCGCGCATAGACTGCCACGGTCGAGGTGTCCTGGACCTGGATCTCGCCCCGGCCGTGCGGCGAATCGGCGAAGCGGGTGGTAGTCTTCGTCGTCAAGCGGATTTCACCGGGTTTGCCGAGCTTGCGGACGCGCCGGCGCTTGTTGCGGATGAGCCGCGCGCCCGTGAACCCGTGCTCGTGGATGCGCGGGGTGTCGCCGACCGCCCCGAGCGGGACAGGGCCCGCCACGACGTTCTTGTCGGCCGGCGAATAGGCGTAGTAGATGTGCCGCCTGAGCGCCCCGTTCTTGTGGGCGTAGGGCGGCACGCCGGGCGGCGAATGCTCGTTCGGGTCGGCGCGACGGAGCATGCTCCACTTCGCGGCGTTGACGATGTACCGGCCCGTGGCGATGAGGCCGCGGCTCGTGCGGCCGTCCACGAGGGCCTGCACGAGCTTTGTGGTGAAGAACCACTTCTTGACGGCGAAGTTGACGGCCACGTTACACCAGCGTCCCGGCGCAGGCCATGACAGGGGCCTCCGGCCGCTCGACCGCGGGGGCCGGGATGCTCTTGCACCCGGCCAGCACAAGGGAGAGGGCCAGGGCTGCGGCCAGGAGGGTCCGTGCGAGTTCATTCTTCATGGCTTCAGCTCCTCAAAGACGGCCTTGAACGACTTCCAGTCACCGACCGGGATCGCCCGGTCCCGCTCGGCCTTGGCGTAGGGGTCGAAGTCGGCGGCGGTGAACGGCCCGCGTTTCTTCGGGTCGCGGTTCACGTTGGCGATGAGCGCGAGGATCGACGAGGTGTGCGCCCACATCGCCCGGCCCCTGGCCTCGGCCATCATCACGAGGTCGCGGAGGGTGAGGTTGCCGGGGTCGATTCCGACGATGCCGGCGAGCTTCCAGACGAGGCCCCAGGCATCGACTGGATCGCCGCCGTGGCCTCCGCTATCGCCTTCTCCTGCTCCCCGATCTTGCGGATCATCCGCCCCAGCGCCCGGGCGCGCTGGGCACTCGGGAAAAAATCCAGGAGTTCCTTCATAAGCGCGGCGCTCCCGTCGTCGAGGGCCGCGCCGACCATTGCCGCGCCGAAGTCCTGGGCATTCACGCCCTTTGCGTCGGCGTCGGGCTTGAGGACGGCATAGAGCACGTCCGCCAGGAGGCACGGATCGTCTACGAGACGCGACAGGAGTTCCCCGTTGGCTACGTCCAGAAGGTCCACATTCAGGAGGTCGCGGACACGCTTGACGGCGTGGACATTGACCACGACGTTCCACGTGCGGTTGGCGGCGTCGGTGAACGGCTTCATGGGTATCTCCCCTTACGCTCCCGCAACCTTCTTCCAGAGCGGCTTGTTGGCGGAGTAGGTCGGCTTCATGGCCACGCTCACCATCATGGCGCCCTCGTTGCCTTCCTTCCGGTCGAACTTCGTGACCTGGCAGTCGGCCCACGGGCCTTCGGACCCCACGGTTGCGATGGGGCCGTCCATGACGGCCATCCCCAGGACGCTGTTGTTGATGAAGGCGTCCTTCACGGCCTCGCAACCCGTGTCGCTGGGGTTCCAGACCATCTCGAACTCGATGGTCAGGTCCTTGAGGCTCGTGACCGTGGCCTTCCACCCGCCGTTGGCGCGGGTCGTGGCGTCGGACTCGGTCTTCGTGATCGAGCAGTTCACGTCCTTGGCGTCCGTGAGTTCGACCCACGTCGGCGTGCTGCCGATGCCGTCGGCGCAGTAGTACACCTTGCCTTCGATCCCCAGCTTGAACGTGATCGTCGCGGCCATGACAGTGAGTCCTTTCGTTTGCGGGCGGCGGGGGTGCTACGGCGTCACGACGCCGGGATGCCCGGCTCGTTTCCGCCCGTCGCCGTGTCTGCGAAATCCTTCAACTTGCCGTAGAGCGTCGCCATGTCCGTGGCGTCCGTCGTGCCGAGCGCGGCCACGATGGCGGCCTTGCGGCCGGTGACGAGCGCCCGCATGGCCGCCAGGTTGCCCTTGACGCCGTTGGCCGTCATCAGCATCAGGTTCCGAAGCTGTGCGCACGCGGCGGCAATGTCGGTGTTCGGGTCGGCTGCAAGGGCCATCGCTTATCCTCCCGGTCAGTATTTGCTGTGGCCGCACCACCCGGCGCGGGCCACGGTGAACCCCTGGGCCTTCGCCAGGTCGATGAAGTGCCGGCACTCGCACTTTTCCACGAGGCAACCGTCGGCGCTGTGGTCAAAGAGGAACCACGGCAGCGGCAACGTGTCGGCCACCTTGCGGCTGAACCGCACCAGGCCCAGGTGGAGGTCATCCGGCCGGACCCACGCCGCCATGTCCGGCACCGGGTACATGCACCCCACGATGTCGGCCTCGGGGCCGAAGAACGCCATCGTCCGGGCCTCGGGCCGCATGTCGCGGTCCACGAAGATGAAGTGCTTGATGTTCGGCGGCGCCTTCTTACAGACCTCGCGGACGGCGAGGTTCCTCGCCGCCTCGACGCCGTAGACGCACTGCTGGAAGCACTGCTCCCTGGGGAACAGGCGCAGCCAGTCGGCCAGTTCCCACGGCAGGGAATGGTCGGGCCACGTGAGGGCCACCACCACGCACTCCTCGAACTTGACCGCCAGCTCGATGTCCACGGGGCGCTAACTCGCTTTCTTGACCTTGATGAGCTTGTAGACCACGGCGTAGGGCTGAAGGGGCGAGACGCCGTAGCCCGAGCCGCAAGTCCCGCTCCCCCCCGTGCTCCACGAGGCGCTCCCGCAGTTGAACGCGCAGTTGCCGTTCGTCGTGCAGGCGTAGTAGGTCATGCCGAAGCCGACGGCGCAGTACCCGTAGCTGTGCTGGTGCGAGGGCATCTGGTTGGCGTTGAGCACGCACGCCTCGCAACCGCCCAGGCACACGTTGTTCACACCGTCCATGCGGGGAAGGGCAACGTTGTTGACCGTGCCGGGGCCGGTGCAGGGGTCGCGGCCCACGGTCACGCGGCGCTTGAAGTTCGGAAGGAAGAAGTTCCCGCCCGAGTCAATTCCCCAGCGGTTTACCCCTCCGCCGCCGAACACGGTGTAGAGGTCCGCATACACCGACTGGTTGATCGCCGTGCCGTCGCACTCCATCCACTCGCCGGCGTCGGGCTTGTGCGTGGCGTCGAACGTCCCGGCCCAGTCGAGGATCGTCCCGACCGGAAGCTCCGTCATGCCGCTCGACCCACCGCCGCCCGCGTAGGGAGACATCACACGCCCCCTTCCCGGTCGGTGGACCCGACGAGCGTCACAAGGTCGTTGGCCGTGCCCTTCACCTGGATCAGCGAGAGGTCGATGCCGTGGAAGACATGCCATTCGCCAGCGACCCAGGGAATGTCGGTGAACCCCGGCCCCTTGAAGTTCACCACCCCCTTGTTCGACGGCGGGCAGGAGATTGTCACGGCGCCGAGTACGAGCTTCGTCGCCACGAGGGCCACGTAGTCGGCCGTCACCGTGATCTTCGCCATGTACGGAGTATTCATGGGCCTTACCTCACCACGCGGAACGTCAGCGTCAGAATGCTCGTGAACTGCCTGAGCGTGTTCATGTGCTCCTCCAGGAACCCGTGCTCGCACCCCGGCGCAAACGCGGCCGAGACGCACGCCGCGCCCGTGTAGGTCGCGGGCCGCCGGCCCCGGAAGAACTCCCCGATCGACTCGACGAGGCCGGCCAGAGGGTCGATGGTCGCGTTCGCCGCCGGATCGACCGCCTGCTGGACCGCCACGTCCACGAGGTAGTCCACCTGGTCCTGGGTCCGCGTCAGGAACTTCCGGGTGAACCCCCGCGGCGCGACCGTCACGTGAAGCGTCTTCATGTCCTCGCGGTCGTAGCGCGGCCACCAGGTCCGCACCGCCGTGAACGGCAGGGCGAACGTGTGGCCGTTCACCTCGGCCAGGACGGCATCCGCGATGGCGGCCAACTCGCTCAAGGCACGTCCTCCACCGTATCCACGAGGGCCGTATGGACCCGCAACGTCAGGCCGCCGGGGTCCGACGGGCGGAAGTGCTTCTCCTGGCCCGTCGCCACCGCCTCGTACACGTACTCCTTGCCGTCGCGGCTCTCCCGGATGCGGTCGCCGGCCAGCGGCAACGTCCGCACGCCGCCGAACACGAGGTCCACGGCCCGAACGAGGTAGTCCCGCCGCTCGACCTGCTCGACGGCGCCTTCGGCCGTCATCACCTGAAAGACCGTGCGGCCGATGGTTGCGCTCAGCGTGATGCTCGCCTCGCCCCGCTGGTACACGACCGGCTGGGAGGCGTGCGCGTGCCGCATGCCTTCCAGCCAGGTCGAGGCTTGGGCGAGAAGATCGGCCATGACGCTTACACCGTGGACAGGGTGGCGCCGTCGTTCGACACGACCGACCACCGCTTGTTCGTGCCGTTGACCTTGCCGACGAGCAGAACCGCGTCGCCCGCGTCATTGAGCGTGATCGTGTTGTTGCCGGTCTGGTTGACCGTGGTCGCGCAGGTGATGACGCAATCGCCGCCATCGGTCTTCATGCCGACGAGGAGTTGCTGGCCGACGAAGCTCGGCGCGGCAAGCGTCCGGGTCTCGGCCGCCGCGGTCACGATGTCCACGTGGCCGGAAGCGGTCACGGGGATGGCGCCGCTCGCTCCGGGGTCGGCGATGTTCGCGTTCAGCGGGTTCGTCGCGACGGTGATGCCGTCCAGGCGGACCCGGACGGTCGTGTCGGCGTCAACCGCCGCCAGGACCGTGCGGCCAAGCTGCTTGTTGCCGGTCGAGGTCGCGGTCGCCTGCTTCGCCGTGGCGTCCCAGTAGACGACCGTGCCGGCGGCGATGGCAGACCCTCCGCTCGTCGCCTTCGGGAAGTCGTAGATGCCCTCGACCGCCAGCGAACCGAGCCGGTTGGCCGCGATGTCGAGCTTCGCCACGCCCACGAGGTCGCCCTGGACCACCACGTCGCCCGCGGCCACGTCGGCGCCGGGGATGTAGTCCACCGATTCGTCGTCCTGAATGTATCGCACCAGAGCCATGTCTGTTTCTCCTTGGTTCCGCCGTTGCCCTTGCTCAGTTACTCAGTTCCTCAGTCACTTGCCGTTTACGCCGCGCCCTTGATGAACAGGGCGCCGCGCGGGTCCTGCATCCCGACGCCGAAATCCATGAAGCCGCGGAACTGGACGCCCAGCGTCGAGAAGTCGGCCTCGGCCCGCTCGACGGTCGGCTGTTCCATCCCGTTCACGAAGCCGACCTCGATGGCCGGCAGGATGTTCGGGTCGGCGAACAGGTACCAGCCCGTCGCCGAGTAGCCGGTGAAGCTCGCGTTCGAGAGGTACGCGGTGGACGCCACCGTGAACTTCCCGGCCATCTGGTTGTCCTGCGGCACGAGCGTAGACTTCGAGCCGGTCGTCGCGATGGACGCGATGAGCTGGCGGCTGGTCGTCAGGCGGTCCGCGTCCACCCGAAGCTGGGCGGGGACGCAGAGGATTCGCGGCTCGATCCCCAGGGGCCGGCCGTTCGGCTTCGTCTGCGTGAGGAAGGCCGTGTACGCCGCCACGAGGGCGTCGTGCGACAGAACCGTGTCGGCGCCGGTGAGGTAATTCTTGTTGCCGGCCGAGAAGAAGCTCGACGGGTTCGAGAGGATCAGCGTCCAGACGGCCTCGGCCAAAGCCTCGGCGCCGCCGATGCCGATCCGCCGCGGGATGTCCGTGAACGCCGACATATCGTCGTTCATAATCATCTGGCGGGTCAGGCTGAAGAGGATGCCCGCCGTGTCGGCCTGGATCGTGAACTTCTGTTCGCCCAGGGCGCCGTGGTGGAGCTTGCCGTCCGAGCCGACCTTCTGGAACTTCATGTCATCCGTCATGCGGTAACGGTTGTGGACCTTGAAGTCCTTGAGGCTGCCGACGCGGACGATCTGCCGCCAGGCGCTCTCGACGTAGAGGAACCCGTCGAGCAGCAGCTTGTTGGCGACGGGTGCGAGGATGCCCGGCAGGGAGAGCGTCGAGAAGGCGGCCTCGATGAACTCCGTGCCCTTGCCGGCCATGATGGGCAGTTCGCGGCCTTCGGCGCGGGCCACGAGACGGAAGAAGTCCTGGATGCCGATGCCGCGGAACTTGGCGGCGGCGTCGAGGGCCTTCTCGCCGAAGTCCTTGAGCATGCGGCCTTCGTCCATCCGGGCGTTCATGCAGGCGGTGGCCATGAGCATCTGCCGCGACAGGTCCACGCCACCCGAGATGATGGCCGGCGCCTTCGGGCGTTCGGCCCGGAGCACCTCCAGCTCGGTGCGGGTGGGGTCCCAGCCTTCCTCGATGGCCTTGGCCTCGATGTCGGCGTGCTTGCTGGCGCAGATCCGGCGAACCCCGCCGATGCGCTTCGTCTCGGCGACCTGGGCCTCGCGGACCTCCTTGACCACATCGGCGGCCGTCGGCGCGGTTGCGGTGACGACCGCGGGGGTCTCGGGCGGCTTCTGGCTGGCGTCGAACGCCGCCTTGAGGGAGGTGCTTTGCTGCTCGGTGAGGTCGTCGGCCTTGAAGCCTTGCGCCTCAACCCATTCCTTGAACTTGGGGTCCATCGTATGCGCTCCTTGACTGGCGGCCTTGGCCGCGACCTGGACTTCCGTGCTCTCGTCGGCGCCAATGGCGACGAAACTGGTTTCTCGAAGGGTGCCCTTGCGAACAATGAGACAGGGGCCGGTGACGGTCTGGCCGTTGACCTGGGCCTTGGCATCCTCGGCGACGGATTCGAGCTTGGTGATGCCCACGCCCACCGAAGCCTGGAGGGTCATGCCGTCCTTGGCCTGATCGGCAACCATGCGGCCGGCGTCGGTCGAACGGGTCAGAACGCCGTCGATGCAGAGGCGGTGGTTGTCTACGCGGGGGGTGCCCTGCCCGGCCCGTGAAGCCATCCGGTTGTCGTGGTCGACCAGCATCGGCATCTTGGCCCGCAGGTTCAGGCCGGCGAGGTCGATGGCGACGGGACGGAACCACCCGGCGAGCTGCATGAGGCCGCCGGTGTAGGCGACCATGCTGAAGCGCGGCGGCGCATCGGCCGGGGCGCCGGGGGCGGCGGCCTGAATGTCAACCGGAGCGGCCAGGGTCAGCGTCTCGGGATGCTCGGCGGCGGCCTGGATCGTGCGGGTGCGGGGCATCAGAGGTCCTCCGTCTCGTCCACGGGCGGCGGCTCGCTGTCATCTGGGGGCTCGCCATCATCCGCGGGGACCGGGGCCGGCGCCGGGGCGGGAGCGGCTGGCGTGCCAGGGGCCTGGCCGAGGGGCGCGGCCACGGCGGGCGTCACGCCGAGTTGCTTGCACAGGGCGATCTCCTTGGCCCGCTGACGGATTTCGGGCTCCCAGTCTTTGCCCTGCCGGGCGTACTCGGCGGCCAGGGTGGTGGTATTCGAGGCCAGGCGGGTCTGTTGGGCGGTCGCCTCCTTGGCGGGGTCAACGTGCTCGTGCCCATCCCAGAACCACTGGTGTGGGTACTCGGCCATCGTCCGGGCCGGGAGGGGCAGAAGGTCGGAGACCAGGATGGCTTCGTCCATCCAGGCCGAGAAGATGCGGTCGAGGACCACGTCGGCGGCGCTCTGCTGGTCGACGCGAATCTGGCGGTAATAGGTCTGGTGGTCGAGGCGGCCGGACGCATAGTTGTAGGCGGACGAGTTGCCGCGGGCCACGTTCGACGGCACGTTCAGGCAGCGGGCGATCTCATCCAGAATCTCGCCCTTGAATTCCCTGTAAGTGGTGGCGGGCTGCTCGGCCTTGATCTGGCCCGGTTCCCAGCCTTCGGGGAGCGTCGTCATCATGCGGCGTTCAAGTTCGATGGTGTCCATCGGCTCGACAGCTTCGGCTTCGCCGTCGGCCGGGGCCTTCGTGTAGAGGACGATGGCGAAGTCGGCGGCGGCCTCGGCGGCGTCCAGCACGGCCAGGGTGAAACGCCGCAGTTGGGCGAAGAGGGGCAGCGCCGGCGTCAGCTCGGGGATGCCGCGGTGCTGGCCGGGGCGGTCCTGGCGGAACCAGTGGACGACGTCCTTGGCCGGGATTTTGTCGTATTCCCAGGGGAACCCGATCGTGCCGGTGAAATAGGCGTAGTTCCCCGGGTGGATGCGGAGGACGTGGTACTCGACGGGGTTCCCCGCTTTGTCGAAAACGATGCCGTCGACGGAGGGCACGGTCAGCAGGGTTACGTCGGTAAACGTCACCTGGTCGGCCTCGATCAGGCGGAGGTCAAGCTTGACGGGCGAGGCCAGGCCGGGGTTCGAGGTCAGGATTCCGAAGGCCTCGCCATCCTGAACGCGGGCGGCCCGCATGGTGCGGAGCTTTTCGGCCAGGCGGACCTCGCGAGCCCAGCGGGAGAACTGCCGCTCGACCTTCCGGTTAACGTCGGCGTTGGGGGTCTGCATCTGGAGGCGCGGGCCGGTGCCGACCACGTCGTTGGCGATGGTCAGCACGAGGCCGCGGGCATAGGTGTTGTTGGCAACCTCATAGCGGGCGCGGTTGCGAAGGATGTAGCGGACGCCGGGATTGCTGGCGGCGTCGGCCGACAGGCCGTCCGACATGCCCCAGTGGCGGCGGTTGTCGTCGGTGGTCTGGGCAGCGTCGAACCGGGCGCTCAGGCGGCGGGGTCGCGGCGTCCGGTCGGAGAGCATCATGGGCGGCGGAGCGGCGGAGGCGACGGCGCGCATCGCGCTCTCCAGCTCGGGATCGTCCTGGCGGCCACGGTTGCCCCGGAGCGTCACGCGGGCCGTCAGGCGGGACTTCGGGCGGCCGGGGGCGCGACGGGGCGACTTGGTGTTTCGCTTGGACACTAGACGGCCCCTGGGGCGGCGAGCTTCGAGAATCGGATGCCGCGACTCTTCGTGGCGACGGCCTTCTTGCCGCAGACGTACTTGTCGGCCTCGATCTGTTGGGCGAGGTCGTGCTGGCTCATGCTGCCGGAGTCGCCCGAGGCAGACTTCGGCCCCTGGGCGTTCGTCCGGATGGCATCCGTCAGTTCGTCGGCCACTCGCGTTACTCCTGGCAACCCAGCCGGGCAACGGCCAAAAGAAAAGGCCCGTGGAGTCGTGGCTCCACGAAGCCTTGATCTTCAGGACTCCGCGTCGGGGATCAGCCGCCGCGTCGTCACCCAGCCGGGTTGTCGATGCCTGCCTCCTATCTATTTCATACCCAGCGAAAAGAGCTACGCAGACGGAAACTCTCACGATTCGGCAACGTTGTTACACCGGTGGAATACCTCGCTTGCGGAGGCACAGTCGCCGCAACGCTTGTGAACATTGCGGCTCGGCAGGAGCCGAATCCTGGGCATCATCCGCTCTGAGGCGTAAAGCCGATCCCGAAGCACCCTACGGCAATCTCTCGTCTGCCTCCGTGATGAAGAACGTCCCCTTGCGGCCGTCGATGACAACCACGAGATGCTGAAGGCCGTTCGTCCCAAGTATGTTGGGAAGGTCAGGCCTGCCATAAGATACGTGAACGTTGCAGGCGACGACGCTTGGGAGGCCCGGAATCTGGACAGAGACCTCTGCTAGGCCCATGACCATCTGCTCCCCGGAGACCGTCCGAATGAGTCTTTCGCCTCGCAAACCCAGTCCTATGGATTCCGCGACTTGCCGCGAGATCATCGACACCGTCGCTCCGGTATCTAGCAGGGCCTTCACGTTGGCCCTCCTCCCCGTGAAGGGGTTCGCGACAACAAGATCGACCGCTAATCCGTTGTCGGAGTCAATCTTTCCTTCATATCTCTTTCCTTTGAATGGATACCGAACTACGGGGACCTCGCGTGCGACAACCGGCGCAACAACAGCTCGCCCCCTCTTCCCAATGCCTAGATGTTTGTTGATATCAAGGAGAACCTCGTGCATTGTTCGGTAGCGCTTCCCGGGATCTTTTGCGAGACATTTCATCACTACTCCATCGAGCCACGGTGGCACGTTCGGCCGACCCGCGCTGGGGGGGACAGGTGCGTTCTGATTCGGATTCCCGTGCCAATAGACAGAGCCGTCTGCTTGCTTCGGCATAGTTCTGGCCAAGCAGCGGTACATCGTTACGCCCATCGCATAAATATCTACTTGTGGCGTGATGGTGCCACTTTGGACGTACTCTGGGGCTAGGTGAAGGTTGTACCCAAGTGAGCCGCTAGTGATGCGCGGCAGGTCGACCAACGACGCTATGCCAAAGTCCACGATTCTTGGCCTGCCGTACGATTCGAGAATGATATTTGCGGGCTTTATGTCGCGGTGAAAGACGTGGCACTTGTGAGCCGTCCTCAGGGCAAGGGCGACGCGCTTGAAGACGAGAATCAAATGCTTGGGGGCCAGCAGCGGGCTGTCGACAAAGACGAGCTTCTCCAGGTCCTCCCCGTCCACGAACTCCATTGTCAGGAAGTAGCCCTCGGCTGTCTGTCGGAGGTCTATCGGCTTGACAACGTATGGTGATTGGATTCTCCGCAGGCTCAGCAGTTCTCTTCGCGCCCTCTCAAGCATCTCTGGGCTTGCTGCAGCTCCAGGAAGGAGTTTTAGCGCTTGCACTTCCTGTGTAAGAGTTTGACGAACCTTATAGACCTCACCAAAGGCGCCGGCACCCTTGAACTCGATGATCTGATACGCGTCAAAGCTGGAGTTGATCGTCAAGAGCATGTTCTGCCCCCACCACGAGACAGCCGAACGACTAGAGTGAGCCGCCTCGGGCTAGCCGCAGGGTCTTGCGGCGCGGCTCTCCACGTCGGTTGTCGCCCACTGCCGCACCGGCATAGATTACCCTCATGAAGGGCAGAACACAAGAGCAGTTTGGCTAGCCGCCCACTCGGGCCAACGATGGGCTTATGTGTGTCCGCGAGAGCAAACGCCCGCGCTAGGATCGCGCGGGCGCATGGGAAGAACGGCGGAAGGACTACTGCTGCGTACCCAACCCGAACAGGCCCCGGTCGGTCTTGCGGAACCGGGCGTCCTTGCCCTTCTTGGCGATCTCGCGGATGATGGCAGCGTAGATGGTGGCCGCGGGCGTCTTGCCGTCCGTCTTCCAGTACCCCTTGGCCAGCATCGCTTCGACCATCTCCTTGCACTTCATGGGCTTCCCCGCCTCGGCCAGGACCTTGGCGGCGGCGTCCAGGCCGCTCATGCCCTTCTTGCCGTCGCCGCCCTTGGCGGCCTTGGGGGCCTTCTTGCCGCCCTTGGCATCCTTGGCCGCGGCGGCGTCTGATCGCGGCCCGTGGGCCAACGTCGTGGCCCCGGCCGTCGCCGGGGCGTCGTCCTTCGGCGTCTTGGCGGCGTGGGCGGCCTTCATGGCGGTGTCCACGGCCTCGGCCTTCGTCACGGTCTTGGCTTCGGCCGCCTTGCGGCCGCGG